TATTAATTTATGGCTCTACAGAAACCCCCCTTTTTCAATCCTGTACGATTGCGATTTTTGTCTCGCTCCACGTTCACGATTTACTTAAGGGGGTGTTGGGTTTATGCTAAATTAATTGGTAGAACACCACTAAGATTATTTATTCTTATTACATCACAAATACCATCATCAGCATATGTCATCATTAGGTTTTTATTGTCGAACCAGCATAAAGCGCTTGTTTCTACTGTAGAATTAGTGCTAGTATTTGTTAATCCAATTTTGGCATAAAATGTACATGGCCTACTAGTTCCACTTGCGAATCCATCTGAGATAGTTCCAAAAATAAACTCTGTATTTTTTGTAATAGTCCAAGTCCCGCTATTCTTTTTAATCATAACAGGGCCTTCCATAAATACACTTAAGATATTATTAAATTGCTCTTGATACATATTTAAATTTCCCGATAATCTTGAGGAGTCACCTCTTGGTGCAATTGGTGTGACAATATTTCCCGTTACGTCAATTCCTTTTCCTAATAAAGCATTATAAATTGACAATGCTATTGCTTGTGAACCGGCATTGTTAGGATGTACTTCGTCTCCAAAATATGAATATCTATGAAGTACGTTTTCACTATTGCTTAAATAATAACCATTGTACATATTTATAAGTGGATAATTTTTTCTAGGTTGTTCAAGATTTTCTTTATATGATTTAACCATTGAATTTCCATATTCTCCAACTAATACTTTTGCATTAGGGAAATTAGTTTTACAATAATTCATAAATGTTTTCATTCCTTGTTGAATTAATGTGTCACTTGTTCCTTTATCATTGTAACCCCCTACAACAATTATTAAATTAATATCATTTTTATTTGTAATACTAGGAGTAATCTCTTGGATTAATGTAGTAAATGTTAATAAACCATCATGTCCACTAAAACACGCTCCCCCTTTAGCGTTGTTATAAAAGGTATTAGGTTTTAATAGATCTTTTAAATAATCTTGCCACCATTTTGTAGTAACACTTGTCATTCCATAGCTGTCACTTATACAAATCATATTAATATTATTTTCCATTGATATAATTTCATTAATATTTGCAATATCTAATTTTGCTTGTAAATCTTCAATTTGATAAATTCCATCTTCTGTCTGTAAATAATTAATTATTTCCATAAATTTTCTCCTTTATCTTGTTAATGTTAATGACAATTTCACTTTTTTTGTTGCTTCTTCATAAGTCGAATTTAATGCTACATTTGTTAATTTTGATGATAATGCTGTTTCGATATTAGTTATACTTGTTCTTGCTCGACTGTCAACAATTTCATAACTTGTTGTTTCTCCATTACTTTCAATTTCTAAAATTTCTAATTCATTCATTGTTTGTTTCCACCTTTCCATAGATAAATTTTAATGTTTTTGATTGAGAGTTATATTCTGTTTTTAATAATATTTCTCCATTTTGTAGAGCTTGGTTTATAATATCTTTTGCAATTTGTATAATATTTGGAACTATTTGATTAATTGTATTAATGACTTCATTAAGTTTTGAGCTTAACTTACATAACACTTCATAATAGCTTAAGCTGTCATCAAATACTAATGGTAGTACCTTTTGGCACCAAAATTTAAAATTTTGTATTCCGTTATTTTGCATATCTTATGCTCCTTTCTATTCCCATAGCAACATAAATAAATCATTCAGTTCTTCAATAATTTGTAAATCAATGTTGACTATGGCTTTTCGGTAAAGAATAATTTGTTCTGTTGGGCTTTTTCTGAATCCTTTTCTATTAATAGAAATAGTTTCTTTAGTGTTTTCTGTACCACTAGTTTTTGCTGTATTCTGTGTTTCTAAATTTTCACTATTCACATTAAAATCAGCATTACTAGCATATACATTTCCCTCAATGTTGTCAATACTTAATAAACCTTGTGGTGTATCACTTTCAACGTTCTTACCTTTTGCATTCGTAGAACTTGAACCACTGTTATCACTTGTCACATCTTGGGTCTTTTGGTTATCTCTTGTATGAGTTTCCGTGATATCTGTTGTATTAATTATATCATATTCAACGGCAATTGTCTTGTACAATTCATTATAATATGGCATAATTTCATTTAGTCTTACATTTAGATGTCTCTTGAATAATCCAACTGTTTCAAAACCAATTTCTCTAAGGTAGTAATGATCAATGATTTTCTTGTTAAGTTCTTCTCTATGAGTTTCATCAAAGATTGGGTAATCTTTCATTCCTAAATCATAGCCATTTTCAACAATCCATCTTAGCTGGGTTGTGTATACACTCATTATTCTTCACTCCTTTCCAATTCTTCATCTTCTACTTCTTCGTACTCCATATCTCCTAAATATTCCTTTGGCATAATATCTCTAAATTTTACACTTACATTCAATCCAAACATTTCATTAATCTGTTCACACGCTTGCTGCCTAGCAATTAATCCTAGTTGTTTATGCATTTCTACGCTGCCAAGATTAGTTGTGACTTCATCTGTATTGACTCTTTCTCTTTTTGTAATGTTTGAATTACTTACACCAATCTTTGTATAGAAATCATTGTATTGAGTTTTCTTCAAATCTTCTAATTTATCACTCACAAATGGACTGTCAGTTTTCAAGACTTTCATGGAATCTAAGTCCAATTGTTTGTCTGCGAAGATAAAAGGTACATTTCCGTCATACTTCATATAAAGATTTTTAAGTGTTAATCTTTGTTTCTCATCACAACGGATAATGATTGGAGTTTTTTGTCCTTTGACATTGACATCAATAGCTCGTTGAGTTTCATAGATTCTCTTTGCGCTATTGATAATCTTAGGCATTTCACTAGTTCTCAAGAAATTGTTGAAGATGAATACTGAATCTGTTTCATCTAACTTCTTGTTATAACCATTGACAGCATAAGCTCTACGGTCTGTTGGAATTTGATATATGTCATACATTCCGCCATAGGTACATTGCAAACATGCATATTCCTGCAATACATCATCATAGAAGAAAATTGCAACTCCATTTGTAGCAAGGATATATTCAAGGAAACGATAATCAATTTCTTTTGGTAATCCAAACCATTCATAACGAGAAACTGTCATTAACATTAAGTCTTGTACAATTTCTATATAAGTGGCTTGGTTGAGATAAAATGCTTCATCTGTTAGGTTATTTTTACTCATCTTATTTTCTCCTTTCTACAAAATTGGGTTTGTTCTATTATAGTTTCCAACATCTGTATCATGCCAAAATGTGATTCCTTTATTCAAGCAATTTTGAATAATATCTTTACTATCTGTTGGGATATTTCCCGTGACAATAGCATTGCTTGTCTTAACATAATTCCAATACTTACGTGATTTTGTACTTGGTACTTTAACTCTAGCAACTCGGTATCCAAACATTGTAAAGTAGTCATCAATCATTCTAGCATATTGTGCTGTGATTGTTTGATTATACAATTCAAATCGATTCTTTCTAGCCCCGGTTAGCATATAGTTTCCACCTTGACCACCACGAATTTCATTCGGTATCTTGTCTTGCTTATCCATGTTAGCTAGTGTGTTCATTGCTGTAGCAAGTCCACCACCAACGGCTAATAGGTTACCTGTCAATGCACCATACGCAACAGCTCCAGTTGCACCTAGAGTAGTTAAACCAATATTGCTAGTATTTTGTGTAAGCCACGTAGAGTAAACATCATTTACCCATTCACAGTTTGCGTAAGGTGGTAATGTCAATTGGTATTCTCTATTGTCTGTTATTCCCTTGTAGTTGTTTGGGAAACAGATAAGACAAGTACCTTTGTTCAATACTCCCTCAATAATAATTTCACAACTTGTTGGGTCTTTGAATAGTTCGTATCGCAATGCCATACCCCCGCCATTGTTATTGATTACGTTCATAACAGTGTAAGGGTAAGTATATAGTTTATTGTTCTTAGGAACATAGCCACCAAAATTAAGTGGTCTACTTCCAAAGAATGAACCACGATTGTAAGCTCCACTTTCCCTGACTAGATGTGAGCCTGCTTCAAATGGGCTAAGCATTTTAGGAGCCATGAATATAGCTGTTATAGAGTCTGTGTAATCCTTGAAATTAGATAGGGCTTTTTTTAAATCACTTGCCGAACTATACGCATAATATTTAACGCCATTGAATACACCATCATAGATTCCACCACTTGTATCTTCTACGCTAGGGTCTGTGATACTTCTTGTACTAGCTACAACAAAGTTGCAATCACTTATTCCTGTATCTTCATTGTCAACACGTGAGTAGGTAATGTAATCTCCATATCCAATACCCTCATCTTCAATGTGAGTCCCAATGCTATCATTGGATACATGTTCTCTTTCTACATAGCAACTCATTAATTTGTAATCAAATAGCCATGTCTGAAACACATCAATTTCGAACGTGATGGCTGTAGAAGTCTGCGAAAGATAAGCTATATCTGTAACAAATGCATAGAACCATTTGTTACCAAAATTTGTATTTTGGAACATCATATAATTCACATTATATAGCTGTTCAGCATTTACTCCAACAACGCAATATTTCTGTAGTCTCTGATACGTAAAATCATCAAATGATTGTACTAGTTTTGAATTAAAATAGTTTTGTTGTGTAGTAGCATTAGGGAACATGATTGTGTTTTGATATTCCTTATCTAAAGGAACACCTTTTAATAATCTAAGATTTGTATTTGGTACAAAATTCATATTTCATAACCTCATTTCTTTTATAAAAGAGGGAAGTTATTCCCTCTATACTGTAATTGTAACATTTGTACTATCTGACTTACCTGCTGTATAAACAGAAGATGCTGTAACAGTTAATGTAGGAGCTGTTTCATTTGTTCCTACAGTTAATAAACCTTGTGGAGTAATCTTTGTGTCTGGTGAATTTGCTCCTTGAACAGCGTATGCAACATCTTTATTAGCTAAACCACTAGCTTTTACGTCAACCGTAAATTGAGTACTTGCTCCTTTTTTAACAGATACATTTTTTGGACTGATTGTTACACTTGTAACTTCACTTGTATCAGTTGTGAAAAGAACTGCATTGTGGAATGGTGATGCTGAGAATGTTCTCCAAGTGTGATAGAAATAATTCCAATATAAACCTTTGGCATTGTATGTTTCTGTAAAGTTAACAAAGTTATCATAGCACATTAGGAAGTCTTTATCAACTAGCAATGCTTGGATTGCTCCCAATTTAGCAATTTCATCTTCTGTGAATTTATGATAAGTTGGATCAATTGTTCCATCGTTTAGAGTGAATAATTCTTTCAATCTTTGCATTTCATTATTAGAGAAAGTCCATTGATTAACCATTGCTTGACGGCCTGTGAATTGAGCTTTGTCCATGTTGAATGCTTTAGCTAATACTTCCACATCAATGACTGCGTTGAAGTTTGCTGTTTCAATAATATATTGGTCAGCTTTTGGTGTATGAGTGTAGACACCGTTAATGTTGTTTTCTGTAGATAAGAATTCAAACATATTTGATACACCCTTAATTGCTGTTACAATACTGTTAGCATTTGTAGCGTCCAATGGTGGAATTGTAATTGATTTAATATTACCATTTAGTGCTAATCTAGCAATAAGATATTTCATCATTAAGAACTCATCATAGTTGGCGGCTGTATACATACTGTCTACGATACGAGCGATAATATCAGTAATACCTTGCCAGCTCAAGAATGCTTGTCTTAACTGGTCATTAGAAACTGTGTTTTCATAAAATTTTTGAAAGTTCATTGAATGGAAGGCTGAACGAACATCTGGAATGACCCTCTTGTATAAAGTTGTTTCAGCGTTGCTAGGGTCATATTGGAATACCTTAGCAATGTTTACGAATACTTCTTCAATTGTTTCTCCAAATTCTAACATTCCTTTTTTAAATACTGCCCATGGATTGTCATACATTTTTGATGTAATCAATACACGTCCGATTCTGTTATATAATGCACTCAAGAACTCATTTCTAACAGCGTCATAAGTCATTACGATTTCACCAATTTCACGTAGTTGTTCTACGCTTCCGTCTGCGGATGGAACTAATTCTTGGTATGTTGCCGAAGCATTAGCACGAATAGTGTTTAATGCGTCAACGGGATTGATTTTTTGTGATACGATTTTAGGTTTAGTTGCCATATGATTTTGTCTCCTTTTCTTTGAATAATTCTTCGTATGTCTTGCCTTTCTTTGAATCTTCTTTTACATCTTCTTTTTGTTCTTCTTTTGCTTCTTTCATTTCTTCTTTAGCGTCTAAGAAACGTTCTTTATATTTGCGATAAAGAGCATCATATTTTTCTTTGTAGGAATCTTCCACTTCTCTACGACTGACTTCTTTATCCCCTCTATCTTCAACATCTTCTTTTGCTTCTTTTTTATCAACTGTTAGTGATTCATCAAAATCAGCACGAAGTTTACGAATCAATTCGTCTACTTCATCATTCTGTTCATCACCCATGAGTCTGTCCATGATTTTATCATGTTCTTCCTTTGTTAAACGTGCCATTATAACACTCCTTTCATTTTTAATAATAAGAATATAGGTATTTTGTTTTTCTTCTTTTTTGTTGGAATCGGTGGAATGATTCCACCCATATAATCTAACCATTCTAAAGCATATTGCATACGCTCTTTATAATGGTTGACCTCGGGGTCATAAGACGGTCTTTCATAGCTTGCCATAAATTGAACTGCCAATTTATCAGCTGACCAATTCATCGTATTGAATAGGAAGTCTGCCCCCGTCTTGCCGACCATATCCGGAGTTGCTCCACTGTTATAATAATTAGAGATGAATGCTTTTGTAGAATACCATTCATTAATTCCACTTACTCCAGCTACTTCTCCCTCTATTACAATAAGCTGTGTATCTCCATTGTCCCAATCACTTAATCCTAGTTTCTCAGCGTGATTTATGAGTACTGTCATTGGAGTCCATTGGACTAATCCATATCCTCCACCCCCACCATCTTCTATACGACCGGGGTTTACGGAAGATTCAGCTTGCATGTTACCTAATAGACCTGCAATAGTATTGTCATTATATCCACGAGAACGATAATAGTTGATGACTATATCAGCATTGTTCTCCATCTCAGGTCTTGTAAGACCACCTTGTTTGCTTATCCAAGACATGTTATTTTACCAACTTTCCTTTTTTAGCTAATGCAAGCAATTTTACATTCTGTTCATAGTTTCCAACATATTTCTTGATTCCATTCTTGCTAGCAATCTTACGACGATTGTCTAGTGAGCTATCGACATTGATAGACTTTAGATAATCAATAATAGAAGTTTCATTTCTTGGACATGTTGGGTAATATTGCTTTGTAGGTTTTCCATCTACTTTACAATATTTCTTAAATTGTTCAACACTACCTTGAAAATAATCTTTGTCCAGTGGACTTCCTTGATACTGCCATAATGCATAGAATTTCCACGCTCCCGTTTTTGGTGTATTCTTGCCCCACTTAGCAACCCATAGACCGTAGTTGTCTTTAACAATAGATGAATAATCACGCTTAGTTATTTCGGATTCTTGAACATAGATAACAGGTCTAACTCCCGTCAATCTATATACTTCATCTAACCATTGGTGAGGCCAACTGATTGGATATTTAAGTGAATTACCTTCCCAATCCAAAGCAAGTAGACAATCTCCAACATAAGGTCTGATTGTTTCTACAAAATGCCGAGCTTCGACCTTAGCGTCAGCGTTGTATTCTGGTCTTGCGTAATGATAGAAACCATACAATTTACAGTTGCATTGTACTCCAATCAAATGCTGTTTCATTCGTGGATCTTTCCAATTAGCACCCTCGCTAGCTTTCATGATTATAAAATCATAATCCTGATAACGAACGGTTGTGTCCTGATAATGTGAGATATCAATACCCTTAAGCATTCTTGCCACCCCCACTATCAATCTTTTCAATTAATTTAGTAAGAGCTATGGTGTTGTTGTCTATTGCTGTTTGCAATTCATGAATTTCTTTGGTGTGAGAATCTCTCTGTTCCTGCAACTGTTCCATGAACTTGTTATACATATAATAGACAAACCATGCCATTGCACCAACCATAACGATAGGAAAGCCAACACTTTGAACAACACTTACAACTTCGTTTGGTGTCATTACATCATCTCCTTTCTATAATATTATACACCATATAGTATAAAAAGTCAAATAATTGAATTTTCTTCAAAGTTTTGCTTGCATTTTATAACTAGATATGTTATTATAAAGATGTGGAAAGGATAGCTTACACGGTAAACAAATTAAATAAAGAATTAAAACTAACAAATATCTCAAACATTCAATGAAAAACTATCTCTAAGTTATTCCAAAATTTATAGGATTGTCAGTCGCATGCTTACCTTTTCACAACTTTAAGTTCAAGATTAAGGAGAAAGATTAAGGAGAAGAAAATTATGAACAAAAAAGATTATGTTGTAAGAACAGTTACGTATCAAATTATTAAGGGTGTAGATATTAAAAGAGAAAATGACGGGACTACTCTTGAAACACCATTAGAACCAATCATTGTTATTGCAAATTCAATGCCAGAAAAAAGAGCACTAAAAGAATTGAAAAGAGTATATGGTAAGAATAGACTTATCTTTGTCACTGATGTTATTGAACGTAAGATTAAATATGGTGTTGAAAAAGAAGCATTCATGGAAATGGCTATAGTATTAGAAGATGAAAAAGGAGACGAAGAATAATGAAACAATTAAAGAAAAATATTATTGAAACAAGTTTAGATAAAATTGGAGCTTATAAAGCTGTCAATACAAATACTAGCATAAGTGCTAAAGAAGCAGTAGGAAGTGAATTTAAATTAACAAACTATGTGATCTATGAGGGTACAGTCATTGAAACAGATGAAGTAACTGGTGAAGTCATTAACAAAACAGTAACTAATAACGTAATTTTAGAGACAAATATTGGTTACATTGGGTCAAACTCACCAACAATTATTGGAAGTCTAAAAGACATGATTGATAATTTAGGAATGGAAACAATTTTAGAAATGCCCCTTGTTATTACAAATGGAAAAGCAAAAAGTGGAAATACTTTCTACGATTTGGAACTTGCTTAAAATAAAGAGGGTATTAACCCTCTTTTAATTTATATGAAAGGAGAAAACAATGAAAGATTTAACAAGAAATGGAATTTGCTATAATCTTAGAAAAAGCCCTTATAGGATAAAATTGGGAAGTAGAATAGTTCTGTATTTTAGTAGTGAATTGAACAAGACTAAATTTTTAAATAGAGAAAAACAATATAGGGATAAGATTAATGAAAGTCTAACAAATAGATTTGGAGTTTTAATCAACTGTGATATTCTTGGGTTTATTCAGCTTTATACACAGATTGAAAAACGTGGTTTTTATATGCTATTAGATGGCGAGGAAATATTATGCAAAGACAACCTAAGATTAGATGGATCAAGTCTCAACAAGATAAGTTAAAAAGAGATGTACAGAGATACAACAATAAGATATCTCGTGAAGTCAGAAAATTAAAGAAGCAAGGTATTGATACAGATTATCTACCTACAAAGATAAGTGTCAAAGAAATGAAGAAACAGATTACAACAGCTAGAGACTTAAGAAACTTTCATAACCAAGTTGAAAGAGTATTCAAGCCTAAAGCTTTAGAAAAAGTTATCAATAAACATGGTGTAGAGTCAACAAAATATGAAGTTCATGAATTAAAACTTAAGGTTAATCGTATCAATCGAGCAAGAGCAAAAGAAGTTGCTCAAAGAATTGGAGATACGCAAAACAGAGAATTAGGTATCTTGGAAAGAGAAAATCTTAAACCAAAAGTATTTAATTTCAAGAACATCACAAAAAGAAATTGGGGTAAATTTAAGGAAAGTGTAGATACCCAAGCATGGGATAAATTTAGACAAGCTAAGTATCAGAGATATAAAGAAAATTATCTTAATGCTTTAGACTTTTTAGGGGAGTATGCCGAACCATTAAAAGAAATAATTGGTAATATTGATGAAGAAGAAATGTTCAATGCCCAATTTGATGACCCTATTCTAGAGATTGGCTTTATAAGTGATCCAATTGATTTGGAATTAAAAGTTGAAGAAATTCTAATCCATTGGTGGGAATACATATCAGATTATTTATTCACTAGGGTTTATTAAATATAAGGGGGGGGTATCAAAGTGATATTTAGTGCTGACTTTGAAACAACAACTGACCCTGAAGATTGCCGTGTATGGGCTGTAGGCTTATTTGAAATATTTTCATTGGATAACTTCATTTACGGTAATTCAATCGATTGGCTTTTTCATTTTCTTGAATTGCAAAATGAAAAGACAACTCTTTATTTCCACAACTTAAAATTTGATGGTGAATTTATATTGAATTATCTTTTCAGCCATGGATATGTTCATGTAAAGGAAAAACGTGGAATGGATAACAAACAATTTACTACATTAATTAGCAGTATGGGTGCTTTCTATTCTATGTATATAAAATTAGAAAATGGAAATGCTGTAGAAATAATTGATTCACTTAAGATTCTACCATTCTCTGTAGAGGTTATTGCTAAGTCTTTCAATCTTCCTATAAGAAAATTGGAACTAGACTATACTGAGTATAGAGAAGTAAACCATGCTCTAACAAAGGAAGAAGCTGACTATCTAAGAAATGATGTTGAGATTGTAGCTAAAGCATTGGAAACTTTATTCTCACAAAACCTAACAAAAATGACCCAAGGAAGTAATGCTTTGAGTGATTACAAAAATATTGTTGGAGAAAAGAATTTCAAGAAATGGTTTCCTAAATGTCGTTATGATGAAGATGTAAGATTAAGCTATAAAGGGGGTTTTACTTATCTTAATCCCATTTGGAAAAATAAAACGGCTTATGATGGAATCGTCCTAGATGTAAATTCTTTATATCCAAGTGTAATGTATGAACGACCACTTCCATATGGAGAGGGTAGGCATTTCGAGGGAAGATACAAAGAGGATAAGATTTATAATCTGTATGTACAGATTTTTACATGTAACTTTGAATTGAAAGAGGGATATATTCCTACTTTACAGATTAAAAACTCTAGTGAATATTTTAACCCTATTGAATATTTAACATCTAGCAACGGAATTGACGTTACTTTATGTCTGACCAGTGTTGATTTAGAATTATTCTTTGAACATTATGATGTATATAATATTGTTTGGCATCATGGTTGGAAGTTCAAAAGTACTGTTGGACTGTTTAAGGATTATATAGATAAATGGATTAAGGTTAAGATTGAAAGTACTGAAAATGGAAACATGGGTATGAGAACACTTGCTAAGCTAATGTTAAATGCATTATATGGTAAATTTGCTACAAGTCCTAAAGGTAAAAGCAAATATCCATATTGGGATGATATTAACGAGCAAGTAAGATATAAGATTGGTGATATTGAACAAAGAGAATCTCTCTATATACCAATAGGTACATTCATAACAGCTTGGGCGAGATATAAAACAATCGAAACATCACAAAAGATTAAGACGTATTCTATAGAAAAATATGGAGAAGATAAGTACATCTACAGTGATACCGATAGTATTCATACAACTTTAAGTGTAGAAGAATGTGAACAGTTTCTACAGATACACCCTACAAAGTTAGGATATTGGGCTTTGGAAGATAAGTTCAAGAGAGGTAAATTCCTAAGACAGAAATGTTATATAGAAGATATCTATAAGAGTGAACAAGATATTGAAAAATACAAAGCAAAGAATCCTAATCTTACACATCATTGTAGTAAAAATAGCATATTAAAAGTAACATGTAGTGGAATGCCTAGTAGGTGCTACGAAAACGTGACATTTGATAACTATGAGCTTGGTAATCATTTCAAAGGAAAACTACAGATGAAGCATGTTAAAGGTGGAATTGTTTTAGTTGATATTGACTTTACACTAAAAACATGATACAATTAATACGAAGTAGGGCACTATCTAATTATAGAATATGTTGACTAGGAAACTCTACAAGGTGAAACTTGCCTAGCAACTTTAGGTTTGAATCTTGTTCTATAAATTTAGCTATCGTACTTCTTTTATATTATCATTAAATTGCAATAAGCAATACAACAAATAGATGTAATAGCTACCAGCAAATGAAAGAGGTGAAGAAAATGGAAGATAAAGAAATGTATTGGAATCTAAATGAAATACTAACTTATGACAAGAATTTCAATTTCATCAATAGCAAACGTGGTAGTGGTAAGACTTACACTCTACAAAAGTGGCTGATTAAACAGTTCATAAAGAAACAGAGAGAAACAGTTTATATCACGCAGTTCATAAGTGAGCTAGATGATATTGGAATAAAGCAACCTTTTACAAAGGTATTGGAGAATGAATACCCAAATGTAGAAGCTGTACAAATTGGTCATGATTTATATTTAGATAGCAAGATATTTTGCTATGGGATTGCATTAACAGAAGCACAAAAGATAAAGAAAATGAGTTTTCCAAGTGTATATTATATTATGTTTGACGAGTACATGAAAGAACAAGCTAAAAAAAATAGCTTTGTGAAAAATGAAGTTGATGAGTTCTTGAGTATCTATAGTACAATTGATAGGTATGAGGATAGAGTAAAGTGTTTCTTCTTGGGGAATACAACAACACAATATAATCCATATCATACCCATAAGGCATTCAAGATTCCTAGCATAGAGTTAGGAGAAATATGGACAAGTGAAAATGTGTTATATCAATACTACAAGCCTAAACAAATATTCGAGGATAAGATTGGTAAAAGCAGGTTTGCTAAAATGATAGCTAATACAGAATATGGAAAATACAGTGTGTTAGGAGAATTTACAGAAGATACAGATGACTTCATAGAAAAAAGAAGTGGAAAGGCAAAGGAACTCTTCAACTTTATTTTTAATGATGTAAGATATGGTGTGTGGAGAGATCTCAATGAGGGGAAGTTATATATTAGTGATAAGTATAATCCAAATATGAATATATGCTACACACTTACTACAACAGACCACAGAGAAAATACCATGCTAACAAAGACAAGCAAAAGCTCAATGCTGAAATACTTAAGTGATAATTTTAGATATGGTAATGTGAGATTCGAAAGTCAAGCAATCAAAAAGAAAACAATGGAAGCTATCAAGATGATTCTTTGAAAAATAAATGCAGAAATTTTAATAAAACTATTGCATTTTCTACATGGATATGTTACAATAAGAGTGTAGAAAGAGAGGTGGTTAGAATGAAAACATTAGGTGAGTATCTTTTAGAAAATGGAAATAAGGAAATAACGGTATTCAATGAAAAGAATGAACAATTATTCTATGGGAATGGCTACAAACTTTATGAATGCATAGGTTTAGTAATCTGCAATAAAGAAGCTAAATTTCTTAATGCAAGTGATTGTGATATTGATTTAAAAATTATAGAAAGGAAACATTGTAACTGTGGATAAAAAAGAATTAATAGATAATAATAAAAAATTTAAAATTATGTATAATTTAAATGTAGCAAGATTAATTCGATTACATTTCATTACTCTATTGAATCTGAATTTTATGGGTGTAATTAGTGATGAAGATTTAGATTGGTTTTCATGTATACAATATCATTATGGAACAGATTATGAAAGTTGTTGTGTTATTACTTATCTGGATATAAGAAGTTATGAACAAAACAAATTTAGTAAAGTGGTAGGTGAAGATAAATAATGAAATGCAAAGAAGAATTAAAAGAATTGGTTAATTTAAATTTAAAAATATGTGAAAAACATAGTAATTGTAAATATTGCCCTTTACATTATTATGGAAATAGAAACAAAGATTTATGCTCCATTTTAAATGAAATTTCAATTGATTTGCAATATGGGAATGATTATTTAAATGGGAAGGATTATTTAAAAGGAAAGGATTATTTAAATGGAAAAGATAATGTTTGAAGAATTAATTCATTGTAATTACGCAAAAAGTAGAAAGCAATATTTAAAAGAAGTTAAAAGAGTAAAGAAATTTGAATTATGGTTTGAAGTTATTACAATCTTTGTTATTGCCGTACTTTGTTTATTTGTAATTAATGGAATTGTGAATGTGTGCTAACTAGTGAACAAATAGACCTTTTAGAAAGGTTAGATTGGTATTTAAACAGTCAACCGAATGTATTTATATTTGATTATATAATTGATCTAGAAAATACATTAAAAGAAATTATAAAACATTTAAGAGAA